TAATGATATATCAAAAATATATAATCCAAATTCGTTAATAACAAAAATAGATGAAAGTAATAGAGATTTATATGGTACCATTAATAAAGTTATTACTCCTGTTCGTGATGAGAGTGTTGCTAATGTTAAACCACCAGTAACTACTGTACCGATATCTAATGTTATACCACCGGCAATTACTAATGTATCTAATGTTCTTAAAACTGAAACGGTGACCAAAGATGTTAATCACAAATTTGATGATATAAAGGGAGATATAACTATAAATGTACCTAATATGCCAAATTTAGAATCAGCATTAAATAACCCTCAATTTATTGGTGACTTACAAAGAAAAATAGTTAATCATGTTGTAAATCAAAAAATAATGGAAGGTACGGGTAACTATAGTTATAATGTTTAAAAAACAATTAACAATCTATTTATTATAAAAGTATTATAAATGCCAAGCAGTTTAGATTTTTCATCAACAGAAGCTTTTAGGAATAGATGTTTAACAAAGAACTTATCACCATATACAGTTCCTGGTGTTTATACACCACCACCTGTAACCAATATTGTACAAGAAATAGTACAAACAGTTTCACCTGTTATTGACTCACCCGATAATCTTATCGCTAACGACCCATTTGCGGATATTTTATATCCGTTAAATATTTATGGTCCTGATGGTGGGTACGATAAAAATATTAATGTTGGGGGGTTAAGTAATACTCGTTCTAATGCCGGTCCTTATGACTATAGTGATGCTAAATTACCAAGATTAAGTTTAAATACTGAAAGTTTAGTACCGTCTTTAAATAAATACGGGTCTCTAACGCCAACAGATTTAATATCAATTAATAATATTCAATCAATACCAACATTTCAACAATATTCAGACCCATTAAGTTTTGTACCATCAACATACACACCGTATGAAATTTTATTAAATAATAACAATGCGGTCGGAGATAACGGAAGTTTATCTCAGGATTCGTACATAGCTCAATTAGGAGCAAAACAACTTAAAAAAGATTTTGAAGATAGAATTGCTAGAGAGATTTATAGAAATTCTGTAGGTAGGGTTAATTTATTAAACGCTATTGGTAATCCATTACAGGCGATACAAATTTTACAAGGAAAGACACCATTAATTGAAAAGAATTGGACTATCTCAAGACCAAGTAATTACGTTTTTAGAGCTGCCGATTTTATTGCACGATTAGGTGGGGCATATTATCCTGCATCTGTAATACCGGGTGATTATTTTACGGCTGATGACCATAATTTAAGTTTATTTGGGCAGATATCTAAAGCGTTTAATGGAGGTAGAGACCCAAGACTATCGTATGATGATGAAGGAAACCCTATAGGAAGTAGTAGTACTAGTAAATTAATAGGGCGATTTTATTCAAAACCATCACCATCACAATTATTTCTCGATAATACGGGACAAGGACAAAAATCTCAATTATATTATAATTTAGGTTTTAATAGATACGCACCTGATTATAATAAATCTATTTTTGGTGAGATTGTTGATGTTGCTAAAGGGGCTATTAATAAATTATTAGACAACCCGACTAAAGGTGGTTATTATGTCGGAACAAAACAATTAGATGCTTCCTATATTAATTCACCATCTGGTGACATTCCTATTAACCCTTGGGGTAGAGAAATGCAATCATCTGTTTATGGGCCTGATAAGTTATATAACACATTTGAGGGTAATATGGTTGATGGTAATTTTAAATTTGGTTTAGGAGGGTTAGCAATTACAAGTGATGAGGTTAGAGGTGAAACGGGAGGATTGATTTGGACTTCACCAAAATATAACGTTGTTGGAAAAGAAGCCATGGTTGGAGGACAAGAACCTAAAAAGGCAAAAGAATACACAAGAAATGATTTTTCAACAAAAATAGGTTCAATTTATCTAACAGACAAATTTAATAATTTTAAACAAGGGTCTATATTAGATAATACACAAAGATTAATTGATTCGACACCACATAGTTCGAGAAGATTATCTCATGCGGGTAATGCGATAAATCAATTAAGTAAGGTATTTCATGATGGGTATAAAGAAATAACTAAAGGCTCAAAAGTTCAAGGGTATATTAATCCGGCAAAATCGGTGTATAGTGGTACTAATGTTTATTGTAGAGTATTTGCTAAAGATACTCCTTATTATCAATATTCTGACTTACAAAAAACAGATGGTAATATAAGAAAATTTACATATTCCGTTTTAGATAACACGTTTAATCTTAATATTGCTCCAATCAAAGGACCTGGTTCAACAAATATTGTTGAAGGTAAAGTTAAAAAATATATGTTTTCTTTAGAAAACTTAGCTTGGGCTAGCTCAAAAAGACCTGGTCTTTCTGTATCAGATTTGCCGGCGTGTGAAATAGGGCCTAATGGTGGTCGCATTATGTGGTTCCCACCATATGATATTAGTTTTAGTGAAACAGTTTCGCCAACGTTTAAGGGACAGGATTTTCTTGGAAGACCTGAACCCGTTTATACCTATACAAGTACAAAAAGGTCTGGACAATTAAGTTGGAAAATAATTGTTGACCATCCTTCAATACTAAACGTAATTGCTAATAAAGAACTACAAAATAATTCAAACGCTGATAATATAATAGAATCTTTTATGGCGGGATGCTTAAAATATGATATATATGAATTGGCTAGAAGATGGAATCAAATTAGTCCAAATGAGTTATTTGTTTTACAAGAAACTATCAAAAAGAACAATCCTAAAGTAGAATATGTTGCGGCAGTTGCTGCGGAATCGCCAAAAACTAAAGATGTTACAAATACTATAGTTACACCTATAAGTGTACCTAACTTAAAGAATTATGAAGGATTTGGATATTATTTTGATAATGATACCCCAAATCCTAATACTTACGCAACAACATCCACAAGTAACTGGAATACATTGTATAACACATATATACAAAATATTGATTCATATAGTGCGAAAGCTCCTACGGATAAATTAAAAGATGCGGTAAGAACATTTTTTTATTCTGCAATAACGTATAACTACGAACAAACAAATGCCTTATATAGAGATATTGAAAAATATTTTAATGATTTTAAACAAAATCCTGATTCTACAACACAACCATTAGTTACAATTACTTTGGTTGGTAGTGCGTCTGCGGTGGCGTCAAATCAATACAATGTTAATTTATCTGCAAGAAGAATTAACTCCGTTGTAAATTACTTATCGGGGGATAGTTTCTTGTCTCAATACATTCAGAATGGACAATTAAAAATTGTAAATGGTGGTGCGATGGGGGAAGATTATACCGCAACTACCATGGCAAATTCAGGGTTTCCTGTGGATAGTATTGACTGTACTAAATTATCAAATAATGCGACTTTATTTGAAAAAAGATATTCAGTAAATGCGATGGCCTGCAGAAGGGTTGCAATTTCTGATATAACATATAGTACTCCCGACCCAAAACAAACAACTAGTACATCTAAACAAAATGTTAGCCCCGGAAAAGAAGGAACTCCTGAATATTGGACTTCCAAACCACAACCTGATACAATTACCACACAACAAAGAATTAAAGATGGTATTAGTAAAGAAGTTTTAAGAAAATTATTATCTGAATGTGATTATTTTGAATTGTTGAAAGAAACTGATAGTATGATTTATAATAAATTACAAGATAAATTAAGATTTTTCAATCCAGCATTTCACTCGATAACACCTGAAGGATTAAATTCTAGATTAACATTTTTGCAACAATGTATGAGACCCGGCGATACAATACCGGCAATTGATAAAAATGGTAAGGATGTTTATAATGATGCTAGAAATACGGCATTTGGTGCTCCACCTGTCTTGGTATTAAGAGTCGGTGATTTTTATAATACTAAGATTATACCTCAAAGTATGAATATAACATACGACCCATTATTATTAGATATGAACCCTGAAGGTATTGGAGTTCAACCAATGATAGCAAAAATTAGTTTAAATTTTGAAATAATAGGTGGGGAGGGATTAAAAGGACCAATCGATAAATTACAAAATGCTTTATCATTTAACTACTACGCAAATACGGAAATGTATGATGAGAGGGCAGATGCTACGGATGATTCTTACCAACAGATAGATAATGATTTAGTTAAAGCGATTTTAGATAATACTGATTATGTGGTTGGTATTAATAACTTAAATAAAGAACTTGAAAATAATGGTGGTGATACTATTGGTACAATACAAGAAAGATTTGTAGATAATAATGGTATTAGTGGAACAACAACGTATCAAAAAATAATGGATTCATATTATGATGCAGGACAATCTTATATAAATTCATTCTTTAATAAATCAAAAGAAATAATATCTCAATATAATATACCGTTATTTACTCTTTTTTCTTTAGATAGAAAATATTCGCAAGGTAACGCTAGGGACTTTACAACACCGTTTACCATGTACATTTATGGTAAACCTGATAGTATACAACAAAATATTACAGATTTATTTGATAATATTATTGATGATATAGAAAGAGTTAATAGTAAAACCGATGAGGGAAATAGATTTATTGCGACTTTATTTATGTTTAATTTCCCAAAGAAAAAAGTAATTAATGTTATTAAAACTAACTTAATAAGAGAAATTAATTCCGCAAAAGAAAAAATGATTTCATCTTTAAGTCAAGTAATTCAAGAATTGGTACAAAACCAACAAAATCTTGTAAGCGTTATGGCTAAATTAGATTTAGTTGATACACTAACAGATGGTTATATAAAATCTAATCAAAGTGCTCAAATTTTTGATTTAACCGCAACAACCGAAGTACAAACAGGTTCTAATGTTGTTAATACTTACGATGAATTGGTAAATGATTATAGTTCTGGTTCTACAAAATTATTTTCATTCTATGTTAATTATTTAACTAATAATATAATTAAATATGAATTTGATTTTGATGATATTAATCTTATTTATAATCCTGATTTTATATATCCTAATTGTGATGTTTGTACAAATTCAGAGAAAAGATTTTTTACGGGGATGAGTAATATACTTTTAAATGAAACAAGTTATAATTCTTTTAGGAGTAAGGTTATCCCTAATGATATTGCGGATGAAAATTATAACGGATTTACACCACTAACGGTTTTTGATGTATTTTATTTCTCAAGAAAAAAAACTTACAGTAGTGAATATAATTTAGAACAAGAGTTCTTTTTGAATAAAATTGAAACTGATTATAATAAAAAATATAAAGAATGGAATGCCTTCGTTAAAGGTAAGACAAGAAAGTTTTTATTTTCAAATTATAATGGTGGTTCTCCAGTACAAGAAGAAAGATTAAAAAATCTATATAAAGATGGTAATTCTAATACCAATAATAAAATTTTCAACGGTAAAACTAAATTTAACTAATGAGTAATTTATATTTTAATAGATATGTTAATTTTTTAATTAACGGGGAACAGACAGTTGTACCATTTGTTAAGGTACCTGGTAAGCCATCTGATAAAAAATATTTTTATAAGAAAAATGTTAGTCGTCTTGATAAGATTAGTCAAGAATATTATGGAAGTCCTTATTTTGGTTGGTTAATATTGTTGGCAAATCCGGAATATGGTGGGTTAGAGTGGAATATACCTGATGGTGGTTTATTAATTATACCTTTTCCATTAACTTCCTCAGTACAAGATTATGAGGCGAATTTAAAAAATTATTTTTTCTATTATGGTAGATAATGACGATAATGTTTATGTTGAGTTAGATTACGATAACATTGTTTTGGTCGACCCAAATAAAGTTATTAGTAGCAACGGAGTGGTGAGTGAAAGATTAGTTAAACATGAAAATCTTGTTATGTATGCTAATTTAGAAGCTTCTTTAATACCAAGAACAAGATTAAATTTAAGTAATCAAGGTAATTTTGAGAATCAAAAAATATCTATAGCGACAATAAATTTTTTGAAACCAGGTAATAAGTCTTATTTAACGAATGAATATACAAACACATTAACGGGAATTAAGATTGATAATACGGTAGAAAAGAACCAAACTTTTGTTAGTCAAGAGAATACTAATATTGTTGATAGTGAATTATTGTTAATTAGTTCAATAAATATTGAATTAAAACAGGCCGGAATTGCGTCAGTTTCTATTGAAATGGATGATATTAGAGGAAGAGCTTTATTTGAACAAGGTGAAAATTCACCTTACGCGGCTTTTTTTAATTACCCGTACCCCATATTTCATTTAACAGTAAAAGGGTATTTTGGTAAGGCGATTACGTATCAATTATTTTTAAGGTCATTTAATGCTAGATTCGACACTGGAACAGGTAATTTCAGAGTATCTCTTATTTTATTACCATATACTTTTAATGTTTTGACTAACATACCTGTTAGAGACTTATTCTCAGTTCCATTTATGTATGATAAACAATACACAGTTAATCAAAATAATGATAGTTCTGCACAATCTTCAAGTATAACTGCGGGTAACACAACTAAAAGTGATGTTATTAATATTAATACTTCAAAAGGTAGACAAAAAATACATGAAGTATATTCTGAATACAAGGCTAAAGGATTGATTGATGATGATTTTCCTGAATTGACCGTACAAGAACTTTTAACTCGATTAGAAAATATTGAGGCGTATATCACACAAACATTTAGTGATGGTGATTTATCTATAATAACAGACGCGACTAACTATTCCGATACTTTAGATTATTATAAAAAAGAGGTCAATGGGTATCTTTCTGAATCATGGTTTGGAAAATATATTGATAAAAATAATTTTTACATTAGTACAGATAATAAAAAAGTATATACCTTTAAACCAGAGGTGATTGATAGAGGTGAGGTTAAAGCGGTTGAAGACGAACTAAAAAAAATAATCGAAACAAAAAATTTAGAGTTAAAAAACAACCCAACATATGGGGATATCAGTAATCCTATAACATATGATAAGATATATCTTAAACCATTTTCTAAAGATAATATAAATGTAAGTGAATCTTATAAAAAAAGAACTGGCAAAGACCCAAGTGACCCCAATAATTTCAGTGATTATGAACAATTTAGAAGAAATTTAGATTCTAAATTTAATAATGTTATCTATATTAATGGAAACCCCGTTCAATATTGGTATTTTTTTGAGGGAGAAAACTCATTTGATAATTGTATTACTAATATTAAAAATCTTTTAACAAGTAAATCAGATGAAAAAACAAACGAATTAAGTAAAAAATTATCAAGTAGATTAGAAGACAAAAAGCAAGGGTTAGGGTTTAAACCATTATTAATAAACGTTATTGCGGTTATACTTGCGAGTAGTGAGGCGTTTTTACGACTGTTGTCTGATGTTCATAATCAGGCGTGGAATGTTAGAGAAGACCCTAATAGAAGAGGTGCAATTCTAGATTCCAATAAAAGTGTGATATCTACTGACTCAAAAGATTCAGTTCAGAAAGATGGTAATAATTTAATACCTGTTTATCCTTGGCCACAATTTTTTGTTCAGAGGAATGGGGGTAATGATGAACCATTTGCTTTGGCGTATCCTGGAGACCCTAGATATATTCAACAAACAAAAGGTTATATGTATGACATTTGGCCTGAAATAGAATTTGTTGAAGAATTTATAAAGGCGAGGACAATTAACACAAGTTATACTCAAAATTTAGGACAGTCGGTAAACTCCGCTCAAGTTATCAACAGAGTTTCAATAAATGCTTTAGATTTCCCAACAGACAATATAATTTATTCAAACAAACAAACTGTTAGATTTTTATATGAAATTTGGGAGAGAGTTTATTTATATTCAAATTATCAAAGATTAATGAGACCTGGTACTGAAAATGGTGTTAGTAATCTTATTGCGGAAACAGAAGCGATTAATATAAAAAATTCTTTGTCTCAAGACTCACCTGATTTAATAAAAACGCTTAAAGAATTTGGATTTAATTCTAATAACTTTATTAGTACTATGAAAAATATTTCTTTAGGTGGAGTTGGGGAAAGTTGGCAGAAATATATAAGAGATATTTTTGTAACACCATATATTCAATCTGAAGTTGATAATAATTTTAGTATTTTAGATAAAACATATATTACTCCTGGTATAAATATTGTTTCACCCGAACCAACACAGATGGATAAACTAAAAGATTATTTAACACAAAAAACTAGTAATACTACCAATATAACTGATACACTACCTTTTAGTGGCATAACCGATTGGTTTAAGACTAATTTGGCTGATGGTAAAACTTCATCTTCTACTGATATATATAACACAACAAAAACTTTATTGGTTAATGACGATAAAAAAATGATTGCGAATTTTGCTTCACAAACTACTGTAAAAGAAATAAGACCAATTAGCAATTTTAATTTTTATAGTGTCACTCAACCACAACCCAATCCAAGTAACTTAAGACAATTTTATTTAGATAGAATTAATGATAAAGTTAAAAATCAACTACCAACAGAAGGCGGTTTATATTTTAAGACATACAGTGGTAATGTTTTAGATGTTCAAACAACATCAATATTAAATACACCTTACTTTGTAAATTCAATACAACAAGGGGTTAACAATTGGTTGTCAGGTAATTCTTTTCCATACGCAAGTTCTGCTTTTTTATTTCTACAAAGTTTACCGTTGGCGACTTTAAGAGAAAAATATAAAACATATGATGGTACGTCTTCATTAGATTTGGATTATATTTTTGCAACCTTTAAGAAATTTGGTGCTATTCATAAAATACCATATGCTTGGGTATTAAAATACGGAAGTATTTGGTATCGGTATAAAACATTTGTTAATACCGGAATTGACATTTTGCAAAACGTATTTAAAGATTTTGACTATGTTAAAAATTTTGACCCTATAACACAAAATATAAATAAATCATATAGTTTAACTATAAGTGGAACAACTCAATTAATCCCGTTAGAGACTTCAACAACTGTTGGTACTACGAATTTAACACAAATTAATTTGGGATTTTACCCTAAATTAATTAACGACTTTAATGTTTTTTTTAGAGGTTATGATTTGTTTGATGGTTATACCGATACCGATATTCAAAATAAATTAAATACTAACAGTGGGTTTACCTTAGTGTTTAATACAAATTCATTGTCCTCTTTTGATAAGAATTTGTCGACTAATGAATCTCTTAGGTTAAAGACTTGGAGCTGTACTATACAAGATTCTAAAAAACAAAAAGACTATGTGGTACCGTCATTTGGAAATAATTTTAATCAAACATTAAATGAATGTTTTGATAATAATGGTAATGTTTTAATAAAAATCCCATCAAATCCTGCGGTATTTAACGGTTCCGTTAGAACATTTTGGTCTTTACCGAACTATGGGTATTTTGATAATTCAAATTTAATTATACCGTCACCGACAAAATATATGAAAAAAATATATTCTGGTTCGTCAGAACAAGAGTCTTTTTCAATTAGAGGTTTGGGTGATGATTATACTAATTTTGAGGAAATATTTTCTACATTTGAGAAATCAATTTTAGATGTTATGGAAGATGAATTTTTGAAATTCTCAAAATCAATGTATGATTATGAAGTTAATCAAAGTGTTAATAATACAATGACTAAAGTTATCATAGATAAACTTCCTAAGGATGTTGATTCTAAAAATAAAAACTTTCAATTATTAATGATTAATTTATTAACAATTAATCAAGTTAAATCTTATTCATCTTCAGATGATTTTAATACTCAAGTTCAAACAACTCAATTTAGTAATGCCTTGAATGTGGTTCAAAACTTTTTAGAATATGATGTTGTATTAAAATATGGTAATCCGTCAGGGTATGATAGAAAATTATTTGATAGTTATTCTACTGTAAATCAAATTGAGGATAAAATAACTTTCAATCCATATGTTATTGGTAGTTTACCAAGTAGTACTACATCATCAGTCCCTTTAAGTTCTTTTATAAGTTCAAATACCCAAGCATGGAACAACCTATCTTTATATGTTGGATTTTCAGATGAAGATGGTGTTAAATATACAAATACAGGCTCAACAATTACCGATTTTTTTATTGATATGGATATTGAATTTACACCAGATTCAGTTAAAATATTAGCGCCAATTATAAAAATATATTCAACACAAAAAAAGATTGACTCAACATTTAATAAAACTAAATTTACTGCGGCAATAAATCAATTTTTATTAAATAATAAAAAATTCAGTGATTTAGTTTTTAATTCGTTATTTACACAATTACAAAAAATATTACCAACAATAACGGAACAACCTCAAAAACCGACAGATAAGGCGGTTCAATCAGAACAACTTCAATATACTTTATGGGATTCGTTTAAAGGATTAAATGATAAATGGATTTCGGGTTACGAATTTTCACAAAAAACAATGTTAGATGATTTTTTATTTTTAGATAGGGCTAGTAGAAATATAAGAAATAAAATATTTATTGACCCATATATTGTAAGAAAATATTTAAGTTTAAATAGTCTTAGTGATGGTGCAACTGTACTTGGAGTGTTAGGTTCAATTATTACTGAACATAATTTTTACGTATCAATGCAACCAGCCTTTGTTAATTTTTATAATGTTAATGAAGTTAAGAAAAATGCGACACCTCAAAGTGAACCAATTTTGGCATTTGGTAATAATTTATTTGGTACTTTTTTGAATGTTGATACAAGAGAATCTTCACCAAAAATGGTGTGTATGTATAATAGTGTAGGAAGTCAGCATACTGATACATCTAAAAATGAAATGAATAGATATAATTCAGATTCATTTCATTTTGAAAGACCAAGTACTGTTCCATTAAGAGAAACGTATGATAGTAATACTAATTGGGGACAAGTTAATAAAGTTGTTGGATTTAATGTTGATATTGGAATAAGAAACCAAAATATTTTTTATCATTTTGATGTGTCTCAAGATATGGGTAAAGAAACTGATGAATCTTTAAAAACTGTTGATTATACGATTAACCAAATTAATGGTAAGAAAGGGTCAACTCAAAATGCGGGATTATGGGATTTTTATAAGTCAAGGTCATATACATCACAGGTTAGATGTATGGGTAATGCCATGATACAACCTACAATGTATTTTAATTTAAGACATGTTCCTATGTTTTATGGACCATACATGATAACTGAAGTTAAACATAGTATTTCGCCTGGAAGTTTTGAAACAACATTTAGGGGTGTTAGACAAAGTGTTTTTACTTTTGATGACAATATAAATTATATGCAAATTCTAACAAAAAAAATTTTAACAGAATTTGCTGAAAAGTTAAAAACAAAAACACAAACAACCGGAACTATAAATACAATAAATAATAATACTAATACAACTCTTGATAATACATATGAAATTGACGTATCAAGTAATTGTTCTAATTTATTATCAGGTATTAAAGCTTATGAAAAATACGTACCAGCAACACAATCGGCAACAACACTGTCCGTTTCGGGTATGGTTAGTGACATTAAAACATACATAAGTGCGACAGGGGGTAATGATGTTATTGCTAGATTATTAAGTTTTGTTACAGTTTATTTAGGGTCATATAATGGAAGTTATTTTAATTGTTGGAATAATAACTATGGTGCGACATTTTTAACATTTTATAATGATGAAGAAAGATTTATTAAATGGCCTGGAGAAAGTATTAAATATTTTCAATCACAATATTTGTGTGAAATCATTAACGGAGTATCAATACCTTTTGCAGTGTTTAAGGATAAACAAGATATGTTTTTATTGATGAAAGCTAGATGGGGAAAAATATCTATAGATAGTAGTATAAATAGAAATAATCCGGAAACTTTTTTAAGGGCTTGGTTTACAAAATGGAATAAAGGTTGGAACAAAGATTATTTTGATAATTATAAACAATCTCTTCCGAATGATTATTCAAAAAAATTAAAAGAAGTTACAGATGCTTTAGAATTGGCAAAAACTCTAGGGTTGTAATAAAATTTGTAATTTTAACTAAATGATGATATTTATAATAAAAACATTATGAACGTAAAAAATACATTAGATACCTACTTAAATAAAAAAGGAAGGTATACAGAAAAAGAAACTGGTAACGGTTTTAAGGAAGTTTGTGATTTGGAAACAGGAGATTGTTATACTGTTAGAATGAAAGATGGTTTAATTGAAAGAGTAGACCACATGATGTCGGCAAATAAAAAAGTACAAGTTGAAACTTCGAAAGGAGTTAAACAATTATTAAATGGTTAACATATGTCAATAGATAAGAAAATAATTCAGGAGCTTAATAGATACCGTAGTATCAATAAATACATTATGGAGCAAGATGCTGCCACTGATGTACCACCCCCACCACCGGGAGGAGAGACACCGCCAACAGGGTTAGGTACACCACCCCCACCACCGGGAGGAGAGACACCACCAGCAACGCCTGATGCGGGAGGAGCACCAGCACCTGTTGATATTGAGAATGACCCCGATGTTGAAAAGATTGGTGATGAACCTAAAGGTGAAGAAACCGAAGGTGGTGATGAATCAGGTACTGAAGAATTGGATATTACTGATTTGGTTACAAGTCAAAAAGATGCTAGTCAAAAACAAGATGATTACTTTGAAGAATTATTTGCTCACATAGAAAGATTAGAATCTAAATTGGGTGAGATGGATAATTTGGTTAATAAAATTAATTCATTAGAAGCGGCGGTTGAGAAAAGTCGTCCAAAAACTCCGCAAGAAAAACTTGAGTTAAGAAGTTTAGATTCTGGCCCTTACAATCAGAAATTGACAGATTTTTTTGTTGATAAGGAACAGGATATGCAAAAGTCAGGTAAGAATGAATATATTTTAACAACAGACGATGTTGAGAACTTCTCACCATCAGACCTTAGAACATCATTTGTACCTGGACCTAACAAAAACTTCGGGATTTAATTTGACAAACGGATAATTTGGGTTTATATTTAGTTATTAATAAAAATTAAATAAAACTTAAGTTATGATGTCAACACTAGATTCAGTCCTTGCGCAGTACGAGAAATCAAAACAGTCAAGCGGTTCAGGCAGTGGCAAAATGTCACAGGAAGAGCGTATGAAGAAATACTTCGCGGCAATCCTTCCACAAAATCAAAATTCAGCACAGAAGAGAATTAGAATTCTCCCAACCAAAGATGGTAGTTCCCCATTTGTAGAAGCGTGGTTCCACGAAGTACAAGTAGGCGGTCAATGGAACAAAATCTACGACCCAGCAAAGAACGACAATGAACGTTCACCCCTCAATGAAGTTTACGAAGAATTAATATCCACAGGTAAAGAATCGGATAAACAATTGGCGAGTCAGTATAAAGCACGTAAGTTTTATATTGTTAAAGTTATTGACAGAGATAAACCTGAAGAAGGTGTTAAGTTCTGGCGTTTCAAGCACAACTATAAGAACGAAGGAGTTCTTGATAAAATCATTCCTATTTGGAGAGCTAAAGGTGATGTTACCGACCCTGAAAAAGGTAGAGATTTAATCATTGAATTGGCTAAAGCAAAAACACCAAAAGGTAAGGATTATACAATCATCCAAACGGTTATGTACGATGACCCAAGTCCTGTACACACTGAAAAGGCTCAGGCTGATGAGTGGGTTAAGGATGAGTTAACATGGAGAGATGTTTATTCTAAAAAACAAACTGACTATCTTGAGGCGATTGCCCGTGGAGAAACTCCAAGATGGGATAGTAATAAAGGTGGGTATGTGTTTGGTGATAGTTCTACATCGGAAGTTATGTTGGGTGGAGACCCTCAGATGGACGAAGAAACATCAGGTGATTTACCATTCTAATTAAAATAAAACTTTAAGGGTGGGGATAAAACCTCACCCTTTTTTAATCATTAAATTTATGGCAGGAATTAAGAAAAAAGAGATATCATTATCAAGTATTAAGGATAAGTTCTCAACAAAAACAAAATATAAAGAAACCGAGTTTTATAACTGCGGACAAGCATTTTATGACGCTTGTGGATTACCAGGTCCTGTATTGGGTGGAATATCAATGATGTTAGGTCATTCAAATGCAGGTAAGACAACCGCAATGATTTTAGCTGCGGTAAGTGCCCAAAAAAAAGGACATCTACCTGTTTTTATCATTACAGAAAAAAAATGGTCTTTTGAACATGCAGTTGAATTGGGTTTAAATGCGAAAAAAGAAACGGACGGAACTTGGGATGGGGATTTCCTTTTTAACGATAGTTTTGATACTATTGAGCAGGCAACTGATTATATTAATGAATTGTTAGATGCACAGGAAAAAGGGGATTTACCATATAGCTTAGCATTTTTTTGGGACTCAATCGGAAGTTTACCCTGTCAAATGACGTTTGATGGTAAAGGTGGGGGAATGCATAATGCTAAAGTTTTATCGGACAAGATTGGTATGGGAATACATTCTAGAATTTCCAAATCAAAAAAAGAAGATTACCCCTACTACAATACCCTTGTTGTAATAAACCAACCATGGGTGGCTCTACCAGATAATCCCTTTGGTCAACCTACTATAAAAAGTAAGGGAGGTAATAGTGTTTGGTTGTCGGCTAGTTTAGTTTTTCTTTTCGGTAATCAAGCAAGTGCGGGAATTAACCATATTACGGCAACTAAAAATGGAAGAACAGTGTCTTATGCGATAAGAACAAAAGTATCTATACTTAAAAATCACGTAAATGGTTTAGGTTATAAAGATACGAAGTTAATAGCGGTTCCGCAAGGATTCATTAGTGATACGAAAGAAGCTTTGGAGACATATAAAAAAGATTATTCACAATATTGGAATGCAATACTTGGAGGAGATGGAGAAATAAAACTTGAAGAAAGTGATGAACCGGAAATAACAGAATAAAAAAAAGTTATAATAATTCCACTTTTTATTAATTTGTAGATATTTATTATATATGGGAAGAAATAAAATTAAAGAAATTGAAAAGAAAGTTAAAATAGGTATTTCGGTTGACCCTGAATTACCACAATACTTTAAAGATAAATCAATAAATCTTTCTTCACTAGTTAATAAACTATTGAAAGAATATATAAAAAATGGAAACAAAAGTTTGTAGTAAGTGTAAAGAAGAAAAAGAATTGTGTGAATTCAATAAAATGTCTAAAGTTAAATGTGGAGTTAGAAGTTATTGTAGAGAATGTCAAAGAGTAGAAACTAAAAAATATAAATTACAAAACAAAGAAAAGATTAAAGAATACAATCATAAATGGAACTCTGAAAATAAAAAATATTATCAAGATTATAGGAAAGTGTGGGAAGTGGAGAACTATGAAAAAGTATTGGCGAAAAGAAAAAGATTTTGGGATAATAATCCGGGTTACATAAATGAATATTTAAAAAATAGAAGAAGAGAGGATATTTTATTTGCCTTACTTGAAAAAATGAGACATTCTGTTAATAGATATTTAAAGTATAAATCAAAAAGAACCTCTGAAATTGTCGGTTGTACACCACAAGAATTAAAGGAACATTTGGAAAACAAGTTTGTTTCGGGAATGAGTTGGGAAAACAGAACGGAATGGCACATTGACCACATAGTCCCATTATCATCCGCAAAGACAGAAGAAGAACTTTATAAACTCTGTCATTACACAAATCTCCAACCATTATGGGCGGAGGAAAACTTAAAGAAGAGTAATAAGATACTAAATTAAAAATTAACCCCTCCCTTAAAGAGGGGTTTTTTAATTAAATTATTTTTTTAATTAACTATTTACTTTTTATAAAATATTTATAATAAAGTAAACTAACCTATGAAAAACTTATCTAAAGAAGAGCTATTAAGCCGGCTTGAGGGCATTAATAGAAGTAATGCCATTATCTATTTTGACCTAGGAGGTATCATTTTGGGTGTAAACGACATTTTTTTGTTGGCGATGGGGTATAAAGTTGATGAATATAATGAACTTATTGGTAAGCACCATAGCATCTTTGTATGTAAAGATTATGCAAAGTCATCGGAGTATGAAAAGTTTTGGGACATTTTAAGAAGTGGTAAGTATTATTCAGGGGAATTTGAAAGAATAAAAAAAGATGGTACCCTTATCAACTTACAAGCGACATACAATCCTATTTTTGACGATAGTGGTAAGATTACTAAAATAATGAAAGTCGCTACTGACATTACGGCAATTGCGAATAGTAAAAAACAATTAGAAGCGATTAACAGAAGTACGGCAAGTATTACTTTTAATGTTGATGGATTCATTTTAGATGCGAACACTCTGTTTTTACAAGCGATGGGATATAAACCAAACGAAAAAAATCAAATAGTCGGGAGACATCATAGTATCTTTGTTAGTTATGAGTATTCAAAGTCAGATGAATATAAAATATTTTGGGATACCTTAAGAAGTGGTAAGTTTTTTGAAGGTGTGGTAGAAAGAAAAAAAGTGGATGGTAGTGTTATTTATTTACAAGCTACGTATAATCCCATTTTAGATAGTAAAGGAAATGTTATAAGTGTAATTAAAATTGCTACTGATATAACTGAAACTGTTATCAGTAAAAATAAAATAGAAACACTAACAAAAGATTTGAAATTAGAGTTAGATAATTCAAAGAAACTTAAAGATTCTATAGAAATAGAAAAGAATGCAGCTTTGAATGACTTGGATGTGGTGATGAAAAAGAGTCAAAGTGAGTTAATAAAAATAATAGTTAAATGTGCATTATCGGTAATAATAGGTGTGGGTCTTGTAACAACTTCTCTTTATTGGATGGCAATTGTGATGGGAAAGGAAACGCAAATTATTGGTTCAACTTGGAGTAATATGTTTAGTGTATTGTTAACAAATGCGTTTTCAATTGTAGGAACAATTATGGGTATTAAATACGCGACTCAAGAAAATGGTAAAGAAAAAAAATAAAATTGACTTACCTATAACTAACAACTATACTTAATTAGAAACAATATTTTATCACCACACAAATGGTTAAGTGAAAACATTTTTAATTGACGGAAACAATCTCTACAAAATTGGATATGAGGGGGTTAGGGATTTATTCTCAGGTAATAATCATATCGGAGGAATATATCACTTCATTAATACAATACGGAAGTTTTTAGAAGAACATAATTACGATAAAGTAATTGTTTGTTGGGATAGTGAGACCAATACATCGGTTAGACGAGAGTTATACCCCAACTATAAGGGTCAAAGAAGAAACGAGATGAGTGAAGACCAAGAGGAGTCCTACCTTCACCAAAGACGACGTGTAAAACAATATTTAGAAGAAGTGTTTGTAAGACAATTAGAAGTTCCCCATAATGAGGCTGACGATTTAATAGCACAATATTGTAAGATTGCATTAGATGAGAATATAACCATATTCTCAGGAGATAAGGACTTTACACAGCTCATATCAGAAAGAGTCCAAATTTACTATCCTATTAAGAAAGAATACTATAAATTAGGTGATATGATATCACTTGATAAAGTTGATATTCCCCATCAAAATGTGTTATTAACAAAAGTTTTTGTTGGTGATACGTCAGATAATATTTCAGGTATTGATGGACTTGGCGTAAAAACTTTGGTTAAGTTATTCCCTATGTTGCAGGAGAAATCGTGCACTATCACCGAAATCTTGGATAATGCACGAATTATCGGGCAGGAAAAGAAAGTTCCAAAAATTATTGGTAAAATTTTGACTGGTGAATCAAAAAATGGTATACTTGGTGAAGAGTTTTATAATACAAATCTAAAAATAATTGATTTAGGAAACCCACTAATTACAGATGAGGCTAAAGTATTAGTTGAGGAAGTTTATAAAGAAAGAATTGACCCTACGGATAGGGGATATAAAAATCTAATGAAGATGATGATGGCTGACGGATTATTCAAGTACTTGCCGAAAGACGACAATGCTTGGATTAACTTCCTTAAACCATTTCTAAAATTAACAAGAAAGGAAAAGAAAAAATAACCAAAAAACAAAATAAAGTATGAAAGAGATGGACATTACGAAGATGGAATTTTTGTTGACACTAAACGATATTATTATCGTGCAAAGATTCTATAATGTTAGAAATTACAACCCAAGTGTGAGAAATTCTTTTGAGATTTACGACTTGATGTTTCAAATTAAAAACGAGTTGCAAAACGACTTGAAGTGGAAAACAATTGTGTATATGATTGACAATAAATCGTTGATTGAGCAGGACGCAAAAGTTATGAACACTTCTATGACTGACCAACCTGAGTATTTTAATATGTACATAAAACTTGGAGATGAGACAATTTGTCATAGACAGTTTGATGCTAAAATGTATCCGCCGAAGGTAAGGTATACTGTGGATGTACGCCCTTACTTGAAAAGTATTCTTAAAGATTTGACTGACATTTTTTCAGAAGAAAATTTAACTTACGAATACCTTGGACTTCCGCTAGAGGTCTAATATTTATCTTAACACAAACACATTTTAGTATGAATTCTGACAAAAATTTTAATTATTTAGGTAATACATTCCAACTACAACTTCTCAATCAAATCGTGATAGACAAAGAGTTTTCTCGTTCAATAATTGATGTTATTGAGTTAAATTACTTTGAGAATAAGTACTTTAAGATTATCATTCAGATGGTTAAAGAGTATTACGTGAAGTACGAGTCAACGCCATCTTTTGACACTTTGGAACAAATTGCTAAGTCAGAAATTTCACAAGAACTTGCTGCTAAGATTGTATTAGATACAATTAAGCAAGTGAAAGATGCACCATTTGAAGGTGTGACATTTGTTCAGGAAAAAGCATTAAAATTCTGTAAACAACAAGAGTTACAGAAGGTAATGACAAAGGCTCAAAAGATTATTGACGGAGGAGAATTTGAGAATTACGACACGTTGGAAGAAATGGTTAGGGAGGCATTACAAGTAGGTGAGGTTGATAAGGGAACTGAGGATGTGTTCCACAACCTTGACGACGTATTAAACGACGATTTTAGAGATCCAATTCCGATGGGGTTACCTTCCATAGACAAACTACTTAAAGGTGGTTTGGCGAAGGGGGAGATAGGTGTGGTATTAGACCCAACGGGAGTAGGTAAATCAACATTACTTACAAAGATTGCTAACCACGCATTTAATCTTGGGTATAATGTCCTTCAAATATTTTTTGAGGATAACCCAAAGATTATACAAAGAAAACATTTTACATTGTGGACGGGTATATCACCTGATGAGTTGGCAAATCAAAAGGAAGAGGTGATGAGAAAAATTGTTGAGATTAAGGAGACGATGCCAAATAAGTTAGTACTTAAGAAATTACCATCCGACACAATGACAATGTTGCAAATTAAAGGTCAAATCAGAAAGATGATTGCTGAGGGTAATAAAATTGATATGGTTCTTTTGGATTATATTGATTGTGTTGTACCAGATAAGAATCTTGGTGATGAGTGGAAAAGTGAAGGTTCAGTTATGAGAGGGTTTGAGTCCATGTGTCACGAACTTAATCTAGCAGGTTGGACTGCAACACAGGGTAACAGAAGTTCAATATCTTCTGAGGTCGTTACCACCGACCAAATGGGTGGCTCCATTAAAAAGGCACAAGTTGGGCACGTTATTATTACTGTTGCAAAAAGTTTACAACAGAAAGAAATGAAATTGGCTACAATCGCTATCACAAAATCTCGTATTGGTTCCGATGGAATTGTCTTTGAGAACTGTAAATTTGATAACGAACTATTGGTGATAGATACCGAAAGTTCCATAACATTTTTAGGGTTTGAAGAAAACAAGGAAGAACAACAAAAGAACAGAGTTAAAGAGTTATTGGAGAAGAGAAAACAAAGAGAATCACAAAACAAATAAACTAAAAAAAGAAAAATGAATAAAATGGACGCATCTCAGAAGATATTGTCTGACATTACGGTGTATATGAAATACGCCAAATTTTTACCTGAACTCGATAGAAGAGAAACGTGGGAAGAATTAGTAACCAGAAACATGAATATGCATATTAAAAAATACCCAAAACTCGAAAGTGAGATTGTTGAGGTATACAAGTATGTGTATGATAAAAAAGTATTACCCTCAATGAGGTCAATGCAATTCGGTGGAAAACCAATTGAAATTTCTCCAAACAGAATTTATAATTGTGCTTATTTACCTATTGACCATTTGGATGCATTTGCGGAAGCTATGTTTCTACTTTTGGGTGGAACAGGTGTTGGGTACTCAGTACAAAAACATCATGTTGATAAATTACCTGAAATTAGAAAACCAAACTCAAACAGAAAAAGAAGATTCTTAATTGGAGATTCTATTGAAGGATGGGCTGACGCAATCAAAGTATTGTTCAAATCTTATTTCGGAGAACAATTATCAATGCCTGAGTTTGATTTCTCAGACATCAGACCAAAAGGTGCTCAATTGGTGACATCAGGTGGTAAAGCACCGGGTCCTCAACCACTTAAAGATTGTCTTCACAAACTACAAGGAATGTTGGAAGCAAGAGAAGATGGTGATAAATTAAGTACCATTGAGGTTCATGATATGGTTTGTCATATCGCTGACGCCGTCCTTGCCGGAGGAATCCGGAGAGCGGCACTCATATCCCTATTCAGTGCTGATGACCACGAAATGATTGCTTGTAAAGCGGGTGCATGGTGGGAGAATAACCCACAAAGAGGAAGAGCAAATAACTCGGCGGCACTTGTAAGACACAAAATTACCAAGGAGTTCTTTATGGACTTATGGAAAAGAGTTGAGGCTTCAGGAGCAGGTGAACCAGGAATCTATTTTACAAATGATAAAGATTGGGGTACCAATCCTTGTTGTGAGATTGCACTTCGTCCAAATCAATTCTGTAATCTTTGTGAGGTAAATGTATCTGACATAGAATCACAAGAAGATTTGAACAACCGTGTTAAAGCAGCTGCGTTCATCGGAACATTACAAGCGGGTTATACTGACTTCCATTATCTTCGTGATGTTTGGAAAAGAACAACTGAGAAAGAAGCCCTTATCGGGGTATCTATGACAGGTATTGGTTCAGGTGTAGTTCTTGGATATGATATGAAAGAAGCGGCAAATCTTGTTAAAGAAGAAAACTCGAGAGTTGCAGAACTTATCGGGATTAACAAATCTGCAAGAACAACAACTGTTAAACCGGCAGGAACAACATCATTGACATTAGGAACATCAAGTGGTATTCACGCTTGGCACAATGACTACTACGTTAGAAGAGTTCGTGTAGGTAAGAATGAAGCAATTTATTCTTATTTATTACAAAATCACCCTGAACTTGTTGAGGATGAATATTTCCGTCCACACGACACGGCGGTTATCTCAGTACCACAAAAGGCACCAGAAGGGGCTATTTTGAGAACTGAAAGTCCATTCCAACTTCTTGATAGAATCAAAAAGATTACTCAAGAGTGGGTTAGACCTGGACACAGAAGTGGGTCAAATACCCATAACGTATCCGCAACTGTAAGTTTGAAATCTGAAGATTGGGAATTAGCCGGAGAATGGATGTGGGAGAATCGTGATTTTTATAACGGTCTTTCAGTATTACCATATGACGGAGGAAGTTATATTCAAGCACCTTTCGAGGATTGTACTAAAGAAGAGTTTGACAGATTGTTCTCTAAACTTCATTCTATTGATTTGAGTAAAGTTGTGGAATTACAAGATAATACTGATTTAAGTGGTGAAATCGCTTGTGGGGCGACAGGATGTGAGGTTAAATAATATGGAAAACATAGAACAAAAAATTAGGGAGAAGGATAAACTTCTCCCTTCTTATTATTATTTTAATGAAAAGGGTTTATTAGTTTTTACTGAGGACTATCATTTAAGTAGAGGACATTGTTGTGGAAACAAATGTCTGAATTGTCCCTATGAACCAAAACATGAAAAAGGGGTGACTAATATAAAAAAAACTAATACATAATATTTATTTGTATGTCAAATGGTAAAACATACGGGATTGCCTTTCCTTTCAATATTTCGGAACAGGGAAAGTATCTAAAATTAACTCAAACTGCTAATGATGAGATTAGAACTGATTTAATTCATTTACTATTAACAAGAAAAGGTTCGAGATATTTTTTACCTGATTTTGGAACAAGATTATATGAATATATTTTTGAACCAATGGATAGTCCAACCTTTAATAATATTGAGGCGGATATTAGAGAAGCTTGTGAAAAATATATGCCACAACTTAAGATAACTAATATTTCTATAAAAGCCGCATCAGATGAAGAAGAATCTATTGTAGTTACAACTGCGGGGAATGTTACTGATTACGAGTTTAATGTACCTAGCTCAACCACTCAACCATACACCGCAAAAGTTAGAATTGATTATGCAATAACTGATGATGTCTTTGGCTCTAAAGATTTCGTAATACTTAATATTTAATATTATATGGCAGAAAAAAGAATATCGTATACCGTAAGGGATTTCCAATCAATAAGAACAGAATTAATAAATTTTGTTAAAACGTATTATCCTGATTTAATTGATAATTTTAACGATGCGTCAGTATTTTCAATGTTCTTGGATTTGAATGCTGCGGTATCTGATAATTTACATTATCATATTGATAGGAGTATTCAAGAAACTGTCTTACAATACGCACAACAAAAATCGTCAATATATAATATTGCCAGAACCTATGGATTGAAATTACCAGGACAAAGACCTTCAGTTGCTTTAGTTGATTTTTCAATTACAGTTCCTGCTAATGGAGACAAACCTGATGAAAGATATTTGGGTTTGTTAAGAAAGGGGAGTCAAGTTATTGGTGCGGGACAAGTATTTGAAACTGTTAATGATATTGATTTTACTACACCCTTCAATTCTGACGGTTTTCCAAACAGAACAATTCGTCCTAATACAAACGGTAATAATACATTGGTAAACTATACTATAACAAAACGAGAAATAGTTGTTAACGGTATTACAAAAGTGTTTAAGCAAACAATAACACCTGGAGATGTTAAACCTTTTTATGAATTATTTTTACCCGAAAAAAATATATTGGGAGTAACATCTGTAATTCAAAAAGATGGTACAAACTATTCTAATGTACCTACAGTACAAGAATTTTTAACCACCAATGGAAAATGGTATGAAGTGGAGGCGTTAGCTCAAGATAGAGTTTTTGTTGAAGACCCAACAAAACCTACAGATAGACCTGGAATTAAAGTTGGTACCTATATATCAACTGATAATAGATTTATGACCGAATATACTCCTGAAGGATTTATGAAAATGACTTTTGGTGGCGGTAACACATCGGCAGAAGACCAGTTAAGAGAATTTGCTAGAACAGGAATTAATGTTCAAAGCGTACAAACATATCTGAATAATTTTTCTTTGGGTAGTGCACTAAAACCTAATACAACATTGTTTGTCCAATATAGAATTGGTGGTGGTTTAGGAACTAATCTTGGGGTTAATGTTATTAATCAAATAGGTACTGTTTATTTCTTTGTAAATGGTCCTTCAGAGGAAACTAACACATCAGTAATAACTTCTTTAAGATGTAATAACGTTACTGCGGCTATTGGGGGTTCCGGTCTACCAACATTAGAAGAAGTCAGAAATTTTATTTCATTTAATTTCGCATCTCAGAATAGAGCGGTTACAGTAAATGATTATGAAGCTTTAATTAGAAAAATGCCATCAAATTTTGGGGCACCAGCTAAGGTAGCGATTTTAGAAGAAGACAACAAAGTTAAAGTTAAAATTTTATCATATGATGCTAATGGCTCATTAACCGCAATTGTTTCTAACACTTTACTAAGTAATATTGCGGAGTATTTGTCTAATTATAGAATGTTGAATGATTATATTTCGGTAGAAAGTGCTGAAGTTATTGATTTGGGAGTTGATTTATCCGTAGTTTTGGACGCAAGTCAAAATCAGGGAGTTGTCGTCTCCTCAATTATAAATCAAATATCAACTTATTTTAATCCCGCAACAAGACAATTAGGTCAAAACGTTAATGTTTCAGAACTTAATAGAATATTACAATCACAAAATGGTGTTATATCCGTAACGAGTTTACAAATTTTTAACAAAGTTGGTGGACAATACTCATCATCTCAAACATCCATGTCTTATATTGATTCTACCACAAAAGAAATCGGCGTGGTAGATGGTACTATATTCGCAATGCCGAATCAAATATATCAAATACGATTTGCTAATAAAGATATTAGGGTTAAAGTCAAGAATCTCCAATCAGTAAGTATTAGTTAATAATTTATTTATTTAATAAACAAGATATGTTTATAAGGAGTGTATTTTTTATTTAGGAAAAATACCCCATCAACTATTTATAATAAAGGTTATTAATGGGTCAATCGTATAGAATAAGGACAACTCCTGGAGATGACAAAAATATTGTTATTAAAGTAGAACAAGATTTTGAGCAATTAGAAGTTCTGTCTTTAAAAATAAGACAATCAGATGTTTACACTAGAATGTGTTCTGATTATGGAGTTATTGCGGGAAGAGTTTTTGCAAATAACGGGTACGGTATTCCAAATGCCAAACTTTCAATTTTTATTCCAATTAAGCCCGAAGATGAGGATAATCCTGTAATCTCTTCTATATATCCTTATAAGAATTTAGAACAAACTAATGAAGATGGTTATAGATATAATTTATTACCATATGTTCCATCATATACTAATCACGTACCAACAGGTACCTTTCCAACAAGATTAGATGCCTTAGTAAATCAAACTGTTGTAGAATTATATGACAAGTATTATAAATATACTGTAACAACTAACGACAGTGGTGACTTTTTAATTTTTGGTGTTCCTGTTGGAACTCAAACAATTGTGATGAATGTTGATTTATCAGATATTGGTGAATTTTCATTAACACCTCAAGATTTAGTAAGGATGGGTGTTGCAACCGAAGAACAATTTGATGGAGTGAAGTTCAAATCATCATCAAATTTTAATCAATTACCACAAATTATTGTAATTAATAAAACAATTGAGATTGTCCCATTTTGGGGTGAAAAAGATGTGTGTCAAATTGGGATTACAAGAAGTGATTTCGATTTAACAAGTGAAGCAAATATTGATATACAACCCACCTCAATTTTCATGGGGTCTTTAATGAGTTCTAATGAAAAGTCGGCAGTAAAGTCAAACGGTATTGCTCAAAAATCAACGGGTGATTTATGTAAGTTAATTACGGGTCCTGGTGAAATCATTGGACTAACACAATCAATTTATAGAGATTCTAATGGATTACCTATAATTGAAAGAGCTGATTTACCAAATGGTGGTAAATTAATAGATTCTGCGGGGGCTTGGTTATTTGATTTACCGATGAATCAGGATTATGTGTTTACAAATGAATTTGGACAACAGGTTTTATCTAATGACCCTTCGGTAGGAGTTCCAACAAAGGCAAAATATAGATTTAAGATTAAATGGCAACAAAGTACTAGTGTATCCGAAGATTATAAAAGAGGATATTATTTAGTACCTAATGTTAAGGAACGAGGATGGAATGGAGGGTTTGACCCAACGGTTATTCAATTTGTTAATCCGAATTACGAAACTGACCCTGATTGGTTAGATTTTCAGAAATCGTATGCATTTAGTTTAGATTGGTCAGCGTATACTAATGGTAGTGTAAGTATTACTAATCCTGATATTCAAGACATAATAAATTGTGAAGATTATTTTTATGAGTTCGAATACAACAAGGTTTATACAGTATCTTCATTTATTGATAATTATAAAATCGCAAATAATAAAGAAAAATTTATTGGTATTAAAAGAATTGACGACGATACCTGCGAAGATGTTGCTAATAGGTATCCCGTAAATGATGGGGTTTTTCATACTAGTTTAATATGGAGAGTTTTTAATTTTTTATTGATTATTTTGGGTATTATTGGATTACCTTTAATAATTTTATATAGTTTAATAGCTTATCTTTGGAAAAGTTGGTTAAAAGTATTTTTCTTTATTTTTTTAGAATTATGGGCGGGATATAATATAGTTCAATCGACATTAGGTATAATTGCGGCGGCAACACCATCAATAGGTTTTGGTGCGACAGTTTGGGTTGCGGGTGTAATATACTATTCAGTAATGTTACTTTTATGGTTAGGAATTGCAATTGCCCTTATAATTGTTTTTGCAAGATTAATAGATTATGATTTTCCACCACTAAAATTACCGATGATAACATATCCTGATTGTGATGTTTGTGATTGTAGTGGTGATGATAATGGGGGTAGCACGTTATCGTCGGCACAATCTTCAACCGCAAACGCAGGTAGTAATAGTGGTTTATTGGTCAATTTTGCTAATTTAGGAGTATACTCAGATGTTTTAGAAGTTAAATTTACCGATGATTTTCCACAATTACATCAAGAACGTACTGGTGGTAATGGGTGTTTTTATAAAGATTATGATTATATATTAGTTCTTCAATTACTATCTGGCAATCTAAAAAAATATAACTCAAACTATGGGGTTCAGTTATATACTTACTTTGAAATTATTGGAAGTGATTATTATTCTACATTATATACTGATAATATGCCATTTGGTGAGAGATTAAATCAGTTTAATACTAAAGCGAATTACTATAATGGAACTAATCAAATATCACTACAAATAGAACCAAATATACCTACAAATAGTAATAAACAACATTTAGATAATGTCATTGTGTTTATTGGGCAGGCAGGTACATATGGGGATTTAGGTGCTGGCTCTATGTTTAGTTTTGTTGGTCCAAAAAATTCTAAAGACCCTAATATAACAGGAGGTACTCTAAATAGTTTTGGTACTAAATCAATTACAGGTACGACAGATACAGGTAAAACTTCGGTAACAATAATTTATGGTAAAACAAATACTAGAATTGGTAATGAGGCGCCTGTAACGTATGCTCTAACGGCTAGTGCTAGCACCGACGAAAAAACTTATCAATATTCTAGTGATATAGAATATTTCCAAGTTGTGACTGGAATGACAATTACGCAGTTTAGAAATCTACAAGCTTCAACCCCATTACCGAACACTTTGGCTGATATAATTGAAAGTAAAACTAATATAATAAAAAGAACTTGGTACCAAACCGATTATTGTATTCAATATGTTATTGATAGATATCAATTATTTAGTTGCTCACACCTTACTAAAAATATAGATTATATTGATAATAATTCGATAATATATATTGCTCAAAGAGGTGTTGACCCATATTCACCAAAATATCCAACAAAAGTAGGGTTGGGAAAACTTTTAGGGTTTAGTAATATAAATGGTGTTCAAGTAAATACTTCACTTAGATTAAATATACCTATTAGAAATATTGACCCAACCATTGGTGGTTCGATTGGTAATGAATTATGTTATATCCATAGATTGGCAAATGATAATTTAACGGTTAATAATGGGCAAAAACTTTGGAATCCATCATATTTTTTTACACCAAGTAATCAGTATTCAGGATATACAACAAATTTAACACGATATTACTCAGCTTTAGATACCACAACATTAAATTATGTGATTGACCCAACAAATGCGGGAAATACAAGTATTAGTGGAAAAGTTATCTTAAATAACAATAATAATAGTTCTAAAGATATTACTTCTAATTCGAATAATTATTTGTTTTCAAATACTAATATTCCTCAAAAATATTCTACACAAGATTCTTTAGTTGGAGGTACTTTTATGTATATGACAAAACCTGGAATTGCTGGCGTGGGGGATGGTTGTTATGGCGCCCCTGGTAATGGTATTAATCAAACTACACCACAAGAACTTTATTTTAGTTTTATATATCCAACTGGATATACGACAAACATGTCGGATAAAAATAATATTGTTATGAGGTCCGATAGATTACCGTCATCGGATGGATTGTTATTATTTTCAACAGGTAGTACTGCGTATACTAATTATAATAATGTTGCAATGATGAATCAAAACCCCAAACAAAATATGTATATCTTTACCGATAGTGGTGTTTTGACGGTTGGTGGAGGAATTAGTTCTCCTCAGTATAATACGGGTGATTTTTTATCGGGGAACAACGCATTTTATGGAACGGTATTGAATACTTTTGATTGTGCGGGAATGGTTCAGTTTAATTGCTATTCAGGAAATGGTATAAATTTTGGTGTCAGTAGTAATTGTACAAATACCGATGCGGTTGAAAATGGATGTTATGTGTTTGTTAGAGAACCCTTAAAAGGGTTATTTAACCCGAAATCGGATAATGATATTACAAGATGGTCTGAATATGTTTTAAGATTTAGATTTTTCTATGCCTTGTGTCAAGGTGTTTTATCTAATGTTTTTGTTAATAATTGGGTTAATGGTAATTTATATGCGTTTCCTTTTAAGGTTGATACGTATTATAATAAATTAAATCAAGTTTATAAACGTAAGTTTCCTTTTGAAACTGTTATGTTACAATATGAAACAAATAATTTTTATTATCGTTCATCTCCGGCTGAAAAATTTTTAAGTTCTTATAGATTTGTTGGTGCTCAGTCTAATGGCGACACTGATAGAGGTGCTAATTATTTTGATATAAAAACTCCCACAACAATAATGAATTTAGGACCTAGAGATGAATTCTTAAAAGAAATAATTTTGAGTCCTAATTATTATGGGTATAATATGAAAAAAATATCTCAAACATCATATACTGATTTATCTGATATGATAAACTTTTTTTCAATTATTAGAGTGATAGATACTAATTTTTGGCGTTCATTATTGAGTACAGATATGATTAAAAAACTTTTTAGTCGTGGTGGTTCTAAAGGATATAGAGTTGATGCCGATTTTGCTCAATCTTCTGCAATTAATAGTCAAATAGGTGTGATACCTTTTGATTCCGATTATTATGATAGTACGGGAACTAATCCTGCATTAATCGCGGCGGGATTCGGTGCTAATAATATAATGATGGGTATTTTTTTCGAATCAACAACTGAAGATATGCAAGTTAGGGATTTTATATCCCCAATGAGAATAATAAGATATAACACAAATACAAATTCTTTTGTTTATGATTATATACCTAATAAATCACAAATAGTTCCAAATTATAAATGGAAAGTTCAAACCGGAGGATATACACTTTTTGGAAAACAAACTAATGATTGGGTGACAACACCACCTGTTAATGGATTTTACGCTCAAAAGTATCAATCGTTAGATAGATTAACTAGTGATTATCCTAGAGCCGGTTCATTATTACCAAACGAATATAATTCAAGAGGATATCTTTTTGCTCAATC